TGCACCCCACCGTCTGAACCCACCCCCGGCCAGTACGGCGGAGATGCCCGGGTCGAGACCAACTACCAGCAGACGGACTTCGCCGACACGATCGGGTTCCGCCCGAACCCGGGGACCTGATGCCTCGTTGTGGTGTGTGTGGTGAGCCCGCGTGGGGTGTCTGCTGTGACGTGCTCATGGCTGACCTGGACGATGACGGCGACACCGTGCTGAGAGGTAGCGACTGATGCCGTGGGAGAACAGCCGACCGACGCACGTTCCCGCCGCTGTCCGTGCTGCGTGCCTCGAGCGCGACGGCCATCGATGTGTCGCTGACCTGTCCGATGGCACACGCTGCACCGAGACACACGACCTGCAAGCTGCCCATCTGTCTCAGTGGTCACCGGGTGAGCGCACCACCGTCGCCGACGTCCGCACTCTCTGCTCATGGCATCACAACCGTGAGACGCAGCAGGAGGCCGCGACAGCGCGTCGCAACGTGTGGCGTCCCTCAGCCCGTCACCCACGCGAGAAGCACCCAGGCCGCCGCTGAGCCTCTCCCAGACCCACCCGGGGACCCCCCACCCCCACCGACGTTCTCGCGGAGAGGCGCTGATGTTCGCAGTGTGTACGGGTCTGGGGATTCGTACGAATGAGACCAGAAAGGGTCCACGATGACTGACGCAGCCGCCAAGTACCGCAAGAAGCCCGTCGAGATCGAGGCCATCCGCTGGGATCCCTCCGACGAGGTGAGCGTGTGCATTCGCGACTGGGCGGAGCCTGCCGTCGCGATCATCGACACCGACCACATCGGCCACCTGTGGGACTACACCGCGGGCTGCTACATCATGCCGAATGGTAAGACCGTGTTCGCGCCGTTCCGGCTGCGGTGCCTCATCATTTCCACGCTCGAAGGCGAGATGGTAGCCGTGCCCGGCGACTGGATCATCCGTGGAGTTCAGGGCGAGTTCTACCCCTGCAAGCCCGACATCTTCGCAGCGACGTACGAGCCCGCCTGACGCGCCGGAAAGGGTGGTCGCGCCTCGCGCCTCTGCGCCCGAAACGGGTCGAGAGGCGACCCGAAACGGGGTGACAAATGCCAGGACGCGGACCCGCGCCAAAGGATGCCAGCAAGCGAGCTCGTCGGAACAAGGACGCCGTCGAGCTGCGCGTGCTCGAGATTCAGCCGACTTCTCAGCCGAAGCTCCCGACGCTCTACTTCGATGAGCCGAGCAAGGACGAGGACGGCAACGTCACCGTCGTCAAGAAGCGCTTCACATGGCCGACCACCACCCGGACGTGGTGGGAGATGCTGTCGCGGCACCCGCTCGCGGCCGAGTTCACCGAGATGGACTGGGCGTACCTCGCCGAGACGGCGATGATCCACGCGCAGTTCTGGAAGGGCGACTTCAAGCTCGCCAGCGAGCTGCGGCTGCGGGAGGCCAAGTATGGCTTCACCCCGGAGGACCGCGCGCGCCTGCGGATGCAGTTCGCTCTCGCGACGACTGCGGAGGTCGAGTCGGCCGAGCGCGTCGACCGCGCGACGTCGTCTCGGGACCGGATGCGCGGAATCACCCGGAAGGATTCCGCCTGATGCCGTGGGTGCCACAGTTCGAGGGTGACTTTCCCACCCTCGGGTGGGCGATCGCCGACCAGATGGCCGCGTACCTCGGCCGCCCGGACGCCGGCGACGACGACATCTTCGACCCGTTCGTGCTCACCGTCGAGCAGCAAGAGTTCCTCAACGAGCTCTACCGAATCGACCCCGTCACCGGGCGCCGCATGATTCACCGCGGCTCGCTCATCCGCCCCCGCGGGTGGGGCAAGTCACCGTTCGTCGGCGGCATCATGATCGCCGAGGGCATCTTCGACGTCGTGCCCGATGGGTGGGACGCTGACGGGCAGCCGGTCGGCAAGCCGTGGTCGAAGGTCCGCACCCCGTACGTCGCGATTGCCGCGGTGTCGGAGGAGCAGACGAAGAACACATGGGAGCCGCTGCTCGAGATGCTCCGCCAGGGCTCCGCACCCGACGAGTTCAACCTTGAGCCGATGGATTCTTTCGTCGCGCTCGAGCGTGGCCGCATCGTCCCCATCACGTCGTCGGCGACGACGATTAAGGGGTTCAAGGCGGTCGCGGCGTCCCTCGACCAGACCGAGACGTGGGTGCGCTCGAACGGTGGCGTGAAGCTCGCGCAGACGCTCCGCAACAACGCGACCAAGCTCGGCGGCGTCACGATCGAGACCCCGAACGCGTACACGCTCGGCGAGCGGTCGGTGGCGGAGCAGTCTTTCGAGTTCTGGTCTGATATTCAGTCCGGGAAGTACAAGAACCTCGAGGACGTCCGCTCGATCTACTTCGACCACCGGCCCGCGCCGGCGAGCACCCAGATCGACGACATGGACTCCCTCGTGCACGGGCTCCGCATCGCCTACGGCGACTCAGCGAAGCACGTCGACGGGTGCCTCCTGCACGATCCGCCGTGCGCGCCCGGATGGTTCGATGTTCACCGCGGTGCGCTGGACTTCTTCGACACCGCGAACGACCCCGCCGTGATGCGCGCCGACTTCCTCAACCAGATCGACGCCGCGCGCGACGCGTACGTGTCCGACCCCGAGATCCGCGCATGCGTGGAGGCAGGCGCCGGAAAGACGGTCGGCAAATCGGAGCCGGTGACGCTCGGATTCGACGGATCCGAGGGGCGCAAGGACAAGCACCTCGCCGACTCGACCGTGCTCATGGGCTACTCCGTGACGCAGCGGCACTTCTTCCTCATCGGCATGTGGGAGCAGCCCGACGGGCCCACCGGCGAGGGGTGGCGGCCGCCGAAGCTCGAGATCGAGCAGGCCGTCGCGAAGGCGTTCCGCGACTACAACGTGGTCGGGTTCTACGCCGACCCGTCCGCCGGGTGGGCGGGCGAGGTGAAGTCGTGGGAGGCCGCGCACCACAAGCGCCTGAAGGCGAAGATGAGCGTGGCCGAGCCGATCCGGTGGAAGCAGAAGGACGTCACGCGCACCTGCGAGACGTTCGATCAGCTCTACTCTTCGATCCGTCAGGTCGAGGTCACCTTCGACGGTGACCCGGCCGTCATCCGGCACTTCCTCAATGCGCGTCGCGACCCGCGCCGCGCGGGGTACGTGCTGAAGAAGGCCGACGACAACCAGGACTACGGCAAGATCGACGCGACCTACGGGGCTGCGTTCGCCTTCGCCGCCGGCAACGACGCGATCGGTAAGGGCGTCACCGCGAGCTCGCGGAGCCGGATGCCGCGACAGCTGAGATAGGGGGAACCGATGGCCCGTACGCCGGAGGAATGGCTTCCGATTCTCGCCAAGCGGATGGATGCTCGAGCGCCTCGGATCGCGGAGCTGCGCAGCTACGCTTCCGGAAACGCTCCGATGCCTGTGATGGGGTCGAACACGAAAGCCTCATGGCAGGCGTTCCAGAAGAAGGCGCGTACCAACTACGCGGGCCTGGCGTGCCAGTCCCTCGCGGGCCGCATCGTTCCGACCGGTGTCCGCGTCGGGTCGTCACGTACGAGTCCTGCGGTCGTGGCGCTGCGCAAGGTGTGGCGCGACAACCGCCTCTCCGTGGTGTTCGCCGACGCGGTGCGCACGATGCTCACTGTTCGGGTGTCGTACCTCATCACCGGTATCCGCGATGGTGAGCCGGTCATTACGTCGGAGCCGCCCGAGAAGGTCATCACCGCTCCCGATCCGTCGCAGCCGTGGCGAGCCCGCGCAGCACTGCGCGCGTGGCGCGACAACGACACCGAGCAGGACTACGCGCAGGTGTGGGTGCCCGGCATCCGACAGCGTTTCGTCCGTACGGTGAAGACGGAGAACGGCACCATTCGCGGGACGATCGCCGGCGACTGGGTGCTCGACGGTGACCCGGAAGAGTACGACGGGCCCGTACCGGTGTTCGCGATGGAAAACGAGGACGGCGTAGCTGAGTTCGAGCCGCACATCGACGTCATCGACCGCATCAACCTCGGCAAGCTGCAGCGCCTCGTCGTCACCGCTTACCAGGCGTTCAAAGCACGCGCGCTCAAGGGTCTGCCCCCCACTGACGAAAAGGGCAACGACATCGACTGGGGCAAGCGCCTCGACTTCGCCCCGGGCGCACTGATCGACCTGCCTGACGAGATCGACGTGTGGGAGTCCGAAGCGGTCGACATCCGACCCCTGCTCGAGGGGGAGAAGACCGACGCGCGAGACTTCGCCGCGGTCATGCGCACCCCGATCGACGTTTTCATTCCCGAGGGGCAGAACCAATCCGCAGCGGGCGCCGCGAACGCGCACAAAGGCGAGATCCAGAAGGCCAAGGACCGCATCAACCGGTGCGGCGCGCCGATGGAAGCGGCACTGCTGTCGGCGCTGCGGATCCTCGGCCTCGACGAGGACGAGACCGTGAACGTCACTTTCGAATCGCCCGAGCATGTATCGCTCACTGAGAAGGCCGCGGCCGCTCTCGCGGCGAAAGGCTCCGGTCGCTCTCAACGGTGGATCGACGAGTACATCTGGGGCATGTCGCCGGACGAGATCGACAGCGAGGAAGCCAACCGTGCCTCCGAGCTCTTGCAGCAGGCGGCGCTGACGGGAGCGATCACCGATGGCGGAGCTAACTCCTGACACCCTGACCGCGGAGTACATGCGGCAGAACGCGGGCCTCCGATCCCGCACCCTGGCCTACGCGGCCGCGGTGTGGGACGGATCCCGCGAGCTCCGCGACGAAGACGTCGACCGCATCATCAGTCGTGTCACCCCGGCGGTGCAGGGCGGGCAGATGCAGTCCGCCGCCCTCGCGAACGCGTTCGTGCAGGGCACCGCCAAGCTCGATGGTCAGCGCGTGGGGGCCATGCCGGGCATCGACCGCGACCGGGTCATTGGTTACCGGGGCATCCCCGCCGCCGAGGTGTACCGCCGCCCCGCGATCACGACCTACACCGCCCTCGCCGGCGGGAAGAGCTTCGACGTCGCTCGCGCCGCCGGGCGATCCCGGATGTTGTCCCTCGTTGCGAGCGACTTGCAGCAGGCGCGCAGTCGGCAGTCCCGGGACGCGTACGCCGCAACCGGGTTCGAATACACCGAGCGGGTACTGTCCGGTCGCGAGAACTGCGCGCTGTGCGTCATCGCCGCGACGCAGCGCTACCGCATCGGCGAACTGCAACCGCTGCACCCGGGGTGCGACTGCGGAGAGCGCGGCATGCGCGCCTCCCGCGACCCCGGCATTGCCATCGACCGGGACACGCTCGAAGACACCCACTCCGAAATCTGGGAACAGATCGGACGGTTCGACCGCAGCGCCGTCGACCTCGGCCGCAGCAAGACCGACGCCAAGGGCCGGCGCATCAGCGACTTCACCGACCTGATCGTCACTCGCGAGCACGGCGAGCTCGGCCCCACCCTCACCTGGCGTCAGGACCGTTTCACCGGCCCCGACGACCTCACCTGATCACCCGCACCCGCGGGTTCCCGGCGCCCCGAAACGGGGTCGCCTCCACCACTCCGAAACGGGGATCATCACCATGTCCGACATCCGACCCACCCTCGGCCCGCTGCCCGCCCCGAGCTGGCACCGACCGTTCCTGCGCTACCTCGAAGGTGACCAGGGCGGCGACGGCGGCGAGAAAAAGCCCGAAACGGGCGGCGACAGCGACCTCGACAAGGCGCGCGCCGAAGCCGAGAAGTGGAAGGCCCTCTCCCGCAAGAACGAGGAGCAGGCCAAGGCAAACGCCGAGAAAGCCAAGAAGTTCGACGAGCTCGAAGAGGCGAACAAGTCCGAGCAGGAGAAACTCCTCGCCCGGGCCGAAGCTGCCGAGAAGCTCATCGCCGAACGAGAAGCGAAGGACGCCGCAGCCGCAACGGCAGCGGAAGTCGCGAAGGCGAAGGGCGTCCCGGCGTCCGCGCTTCGCGGGTCCACTCGTGAGGAGCTCGAGGCGCACGCCGATGAGTTGCTCGAGCTCATGCCGAAGAAGCCCGCGGCGCCGTCCGCGGACGGGCAGGGCGACGGCGAACAGATCGGCGACGGCGACATGTCGGCCGACGACATCGTCAACGCGGCTACCGCCCGCTGACACCCCCGGAGACGTTCGCCACGAACGCTCACGGGCCCACCAACCATCCTGAGGAGGAATCGTGGCAAACATCTTCGTCAAGGGGCAGAAGCTCGCGGCTACCGCGCTCGCTCTGCTCCGTCGTCAGGTGAAGGCCCCCGGCCTGTTCACCTACAAGTTCGGCATCAGCGACTTCAAGGGCGCTGAGGGCGACGTCGTCAACATCAAGCGTCCCGCCGTGCTCGTCGCGCGCGAGAAGCCGTGGCGTGGTGACGACGCGATCGTCGTCGACCGTCTCGCCAACAGCAAGATCCAGGTGAAGCTCAACCGGCACATCTACAGCGCTGTCGCGCTGTCGCCGGAGGAGGAGACCCTGGACGAGGTCGACTACGTCCGCGACGTCCAGGCGCCGCAGGTGCAGGCGATCCTCGACTTCTTCGAGAACATCGTTGTCGGCGCGCTGCGTGTGGCGTCGTTCGTCTTCGGCGTGACGTTCAACCCCGCCTCCGGCAACGCGATCGAGAGCGACGCCCGCAAGGTCGCCGTCCGCGCGCGCAAGCTCGCGCAGAAGGCTCACTGGCCCCTCACCGGTCGCTACTGGCTGGTCGGTGCGAACGTGTCCGAGGCCATCGCCACCCACGACAAGCTGCTCGAGGTGGACGCCGCCGGACTCCCGGAGGCGCTGCGCGAGGGCGTCGTCGGTCGCCTGGGCGGTTGGACGATCGTCGAGCTCGACGCGCTGGGCGACGACGAGTCGTACTTCGTGCACGAGACCGCCATCGCCATCGCCACCGTCGCGCCCGCCGTTCCCAACGGTGTCGCGAAGGGCGGCGGCGTCGCGGCCGGCAACGGTCTCGCCGTCACCCAGCTGTGGGACTACGACAGCGACCACCTCAAGGACCGCTCCATCGTCCACGCCTTCGCCGGCGCGACCGCGGTGCTCGACCCCGAGCAGGACGCCGACACCGGCGCCATCATCCGTGACGAGAACGACGAGGTCGCCCTCAAGTTCCAGCGCGCGATCAAGGTCACCTTCGGTGCCGGCGGCTCCGAGAAGGCCAGCTACACGCTGACCATCACCGGCGCGCCCACCGGCGGCACGTTCACGCTCACCGTCGACGGTCAGACCACCGACGCGATCGCGTACAACGCCTCCAACACGGACATCGCTAAGGAGCTCAACGAGCTCACCGGCGTCTCCGGTGCCAAGGTCTCCGGCAACGCCTTCCCGGGTAACGCCAAGACCGTCACCTTCAACGAGCGCATCGGCACCTTCACGGCGTCCGGCGCGTTCACTGGCGGCACCTCGCCCGCCATCACCGCGGCCTGACACCCCGCACACCAGAGAGGAGGTCAGATCAATGGCTGACGAATACAAGCCCCTCGCCGCTGCCAGTGACGTCGTGGAGTCGCTTGGCCGTGATCTGACCTCCTCCGAGGAGCAGCGCGTGAACGCCGCGCTCACCAAAGCCTCCGAGCTTTTCCGCAAGGAAGCTCGACGCACCTTCACCCCCGGACGCCGCACCAACCGCCTGCGCTCGCACGCTGGCGAGGTGCGCCTCGCGGAGACCCCCATCGTCGACGTGCACACGGTCACCGACGACGACGGCAATTCGATCGCGTTCACGCGCTTCGCGTCTGTCCTCACCCTCCGCGACACCACCGTCGCATTCGTCCGCGTCGACTTCTCGTTCGGCGAGGACAACGTGCCCGAGCTCGTTCGCACGACCGTAGCCGCGGCGGTCGCCGGGGCCTTCGACGTCGACAAGCGCGCCCGCGCTGGAATGACGCAGTTCCAGGAGACGGCGGGGCCGCTCAACGAGGGCGGCACGTTTGCCGCCTGGGCTGTCGGAGGGCAGATCACGCTGTCTCCGTCGGACATCGACGTGGCTCGAAGCTACCGTCCGGCACAGCTCGGCGGGACGCATGCCCAACAGGGGGCGTCGTGGCGGTGCTGATAGGCGAGACCGTCACCCTGCAAAGGTCGGTCGAAGTTGGACGGAACACGCGCAACGAGCCGCGCTACGAATGGCGCGACGAAGCCATCGACGACGTCCTCGTCACCCCGGGGCCCCGCGACGACATAGAAGACTCCGCCCGCCCCGCCGGTGTACGTGTCCAGTGGTCACTTATCTGGCCAAAGACGTTCACTGAGTCGCTCGCCGGATGCCGCGTGATCATCCGTGGTGGCGAGCCGCTCAAGATTATCGGCGACCCGCAGCCGTTCGCTCACGCGCCGACGCGCTGGAACCGACCGAGCGAGGCGGGCCGCTCCGACGGATAGGGGATATCCCGTGGCCGACGTGAAGCTCAATCTCTCGGGTATCAACGCGATCATGACATCGGCGCCAGTGCAGGCCGTAGTCGATCGCATCGGGCGGCAGATGGCAGCCAATGCAGGAGAGGGTTTCGAGTACGTTGCCCGTCCCCACCCGTACACGGCGCGCGGCTACGTCCAGACAACGGATGGACGGGCTCGGCGCCGGCAAATGCGCGAAGCGGTACTCGAGAATGCGCTTGGGCAGGTGCAGCGATGAAGTTCGCCGACACCGAAGCCGAAGTGATCGCCTTCCTCTCCGAACGTCTCGACAACGTCGCCGTCAGTCTCCGCGTGCCCACCGCCCGTCCCACGCGATTTGTTCGTGTCTGGGGGAGTGGCGGCGATGGTGTGAACCGTGTCGTCGATGACGTGCAACTGACGATCGAGGCGTGGTCGGACGACGACGAAGACGCCGGCGCGCTGGCCCTCATGGCCCGTGACGTGCTGCTCAACGAGTCGTCCGGTATGCCGCTCGTGCGACAAATTCAGGCCACGCGCCCCTATTTCGCGCCGGATCCCGTTACCGAGGTCCCGCGCTACCGGTTCACCGCCCGCTTGCGGGTGAGGGCCGCCCGCTAACTCGCCCGCGCGCTCGCGCGGACGCCACCGCCGGTCATGCCCGGCTCCACACGAAAGAGAGACACACATGACCGTGAACGCGGAACTTGCCCGCATCTACGGCGACTCGAGCGTCTTCCTCGCACCGTTCGGGACCGTCCTCCCGTCCACGATCGACGGAGCGCTCGATCCCCTGTTCGAGGACGTCGGATGGATCAACCCGGACGGGATGACTGAATCGCTCAGCGGCTCCGTCGACAAGAAGCGCGGCTTCCAGAAGCAGGGCGTCATCCGCACGCGCGTGAACGAGGGCGGCACGTCGTGGACGTTCGTCGCGCTCGAGAACAAGGCGCAGACCAACTCCCTCCGGTACATCGAGAAGTCGGTGACCGTGTCGGAGGGGGTCCGCAAGGCCGTCCGCAGCCCCGGCCAGCGCATCGCTGTTCGCGCAGCCGTCATCGACTTCTTCGACGACGACGACGACGACGTGAAGGCGCGCCTCATCATCCCGCGCTTCGAGATTGCCCCCAACGGCGACAAGACCATCAACAACGATCTCGTGAACTACCCGTTCATCGGCGAGATCATCGGCGACTACACGTCGTTCGAGACCGACCTCGAGGCCGCCTGATGGCTACGCGCAAGAAGGCCGAGTCCGAGACGTACCGCCTCGACCGATTCGGCAACCGCCACGAGATCGACGAGAAGGACGTCCAGCCCGACCCGCAGCCCGCGCTGCCGGCCGCGCAGACGGACTGACGAGCTCACCAGACCGGTGGGCGGGGTGTTCCTCCGACGGCCCCGCCCACCACCTTCCCCATCCACGTCGGAGACCACACAGTCGGAGGAGACTGCCATGCCCAACATCCCCGAAGGCGCGACCGTGCCTCAGGACCGCAAGACCAAGACCGAAGACACCTCGTACGAGGAGGTGCAGATCGACGTCCCGAACGGCGTCGACGACGACGGCAACCCGAAGACCCGCAAGGTGCCCGCGAAGCGTGTCACCGTGGACGGCCTCACGATCAACATCCAAGATCGCGCCGCCAGCGACTACCGCGTCGCGCGGCTCATGTCGAAGGCACGCAAGGGGGACGGACTCGCCGGCGTCGAGGTGCTCGACATCATGCTCGGCGAACAGCAGCACGAGGCCGTCGCCGCGAAGTACACCGATGACGACGGGTTCGTCGACTCGGAGAAGGTCGCCGAGTTCACGGTGAGCATGTTCGAGGCGCTCAACCCAAACTCCTGACGCTCGTGGGCGCCCTCGCCGACCACGAGGGTGCCCTACGAGCATCACTGCAGACGCATTACGGTCTACGCCTCCTGCCGGACGGGCGAACCGAGCCCGAGCGCGACCTCATGGAGCTGGCCGACTACGTCGCCCACCTTCCCCCGGGGTGCGCGTTGTGGCGCGAGACCGGCGGCGTGCTCGCACTCAGCGAGGAATCCCTGTTCGCCAGCGAAGTCGTGCACCGCCTCGACTGGCTGCTCTGGCACAAGGGCGAAGGCAAAGGCCCCAAGCCTGAGCGCATCCCCCTGCCGCGCCCGGCGGCCGAGCTGCGCGTCGAGGCGCGCGAGAAGAGCAAGAGCACCGCGTCCAAGGCGCAGCGCCACGCCGAACGCGTCCGGAGACGGTCGAGAACCTGAGGAGGCACTGCATGGCCACTGGGATCGAGATCGCCAACGCCTACGTGGCCCTGCAGGTCAAGATGCCGGGCGCCGCGCGCGACATCGCGGTGGAGCTCGGCAAGGCCGCCCCGGCGACGGCATCAGCAGGTCGCAACATCGGCTCAAGCATCCTCTCCGGTATCGGGTCGGTGCTCAAGGCCGGAGCGATCGGTGTGGGTACCGTTGCCGGGGCGGCGCTCGGCACGGCCCTGTTCAAGGGCTTCCAGCGTCTCGACGCGATCGACAACGCCCGGGCGAAGCTCACCGGCCTCGGCAACGATGCCAACACCGTCAAAGACGTGATGGCCAACGCACTGTCCGCGGTGAAGGGCACCGCCTTCGGCCTCGGCGACGCATCCACCGTGGCCGCGCAGCTCGTCGCCGCGCAGATCAAGCCCGGCCAGCAGCTCGAGGGCGTGCTGAAGTCCGTCGCGAACAGCGCAGCCGCAGCCGGGACCGGCATCGGTGACATGGGCTCGATCTACGCGAAGGTCGCGTCGCTCGGCAAGGCGCAGAATGACGTGCTGCAGCAGGTAGCCGACCGCGGCATCCCGATCTACCAGGAGCTGTCGAAGAGGTTCGGTGTCACCACCGACGAGATCTTCAAGATGGCGTCCGAGGGGAAGATCGGCTTCGCCGAGTTCCAGGAGGCCATGACCTCCGCCGCCGGCACCGTCGCGACCGAGATGGGCAACACGGTCGGCGGATCCTGGAAGAACTTCATCGCCTCCCTGGGTCGAATCGGCGCCGGACTCATGTCCGGACTGTTCCCCAAGGTCGCGCCCGCCATCCAGGCGATGACCACCGCGCTCGGTCCCCTCGAGGACATCGCCGCGCGGGCCGGTGACGCGCTCGGCAAGTGGCTGGGCCCGTGGATCGATTCCATGACCGCATGGGTTGCGGCGATCGACTTCACCAAGGTCGAGTCCGGTGTCATCGGCATCTACGACCTCGTCGCCAAGGGCGACTTCACCGGCAAGTTCCGTGAGGCGTTCAACCTCGAAGAGGACTCGACCACGGTCTCCGTCATTCTCGGGATCCGCAACGGCATCTCTGGTCTGTACGACCTCATCGTGAAGGGCGACTTCACGACCGCTCTGCGCGAGGCGTTCAACGTCGAAGAGGATTCCGGTTTCGTCACCTTCGTGCTCGGCGCGCGGGACGCGGTTGGGTCGTTCTTCTCGTCGCTCACCTCGGGTGACTTCTCGGGCGCGGCGTCCAGCATCGGCGCGTCCCTGCAGACGCTGTCGCCGGCGCTGTCGGAGTTCGGCGCGCAGCTCCCGAAGGTCGGGCAGGCCGCGGCGAAGATCACCGCCGGCGGGGTAGACGTGCTCACCCAGGTGCTGTCGTTCCTGGCGGACAACGTCGACACGATCATCCAGTTCATGCCGCTGATCGTCGCGGGCTTCGTCGCCTGGCGCTTCGCATCGGCGGCCGTCGCGAACGCCACTCTCGCGCTGCGCGCGGGTGAGCTCGCGGCGGCACCGATCTACTTCGCGAATAACATCATGCGCAACAACTCGGTGCGCATCGAGCGGCAGCTCGCGATGGCGAAGGCCGCATCCACCGGAGCCACGAACGTCGCGGCCGCGGCCACCGTGCGCAGCACGTTTGCGACCGTGGCATCCGGCACGGCGGCGCGTGTCGCCGCGGCCGGGCAGTGGCTGCTGAACGCGGCTCTGCGTGCGAACCCGATCGGCATCATCATCACCGCCATCACGGCGCTGGTGGGGGCGCTGGTGTGGTTCTTCACGCAGACCGAGCTCGGGCAGGCCATCTGGGGTGAGTTCACCCGCTTCCTCGGCGAGGCGTGGACGAACATCATGGGGTTCTTCACCGCCGCGTGGGAGAACGTCATCCAGCCGGTGTTCCAGGCCATTGGCGAGATCGCCGTGTGGGTCTACGAGACGATCCTGAAGCCCGTCTTCGACGGCATCGGGACCGTCGTCAACGCCGTCGCCGGTGTCATCGGCTTCGCCGTTGACCTCGTCGTGAACTACTTCCGCTTCTGGGGTGCCGTCGCGGTGTGGCTGTGGGAGAACGTCGTCCAGCCCGTGTTCAAGGCCATCGGCGACATCTTCAACTGGATCTGGTCGAACGTGATCAGCCCGGTCATCGGGTGGATCGTTGACTACGTCAACCTGCTCGGGCTCGGCTTCCGCATCCTGTGGGAGCAGTATGTGCAGCCGGTGTTCGCCGCGATCGGCGAGGTCTTCAACTGGATCTGGACGAACGTCATCTCCCCGATCGTGGGATACATCACGGCCTCGATCAACGGGCTCGGGATCATCTTCGGGTGGCTCTACGAGAACGCGATCAAGCCCGCATGGGACGGCATCAGCGGGGCGATCTCGAACGCGTGGAACTGGATCCGCGACAACGTCTTCGCTCCCTTCGGGGTCGGCATCGACGCGATCGGGAAAGCCTTCGAGAATGTCTCGAAGCTCATTGCGATTGCGTGGGACGGTATCAAGGCGGCGGCTGCCGCGCCGATCAACTTCGTTCTGGGTACCGTCTGGAACGAGGGACTGCTCGGGTTCTGGAACCCGATGGTCAAGGAGCTCGGCCTGGCGGACATGATGTTGCAGCCGGCGAAGCTCATCCAGTTCGCCGACGGTGGCGTGGAGAACCACGTTGCGCAGATCGCGCGCGGCGGTGCAATGCGCCTGTGGGCGGAACCGGAGACCGGGGGAGAGGCGTACATTCCCCTCGCCCCGAGCAAGCGGGGCCGGTCGACGGCGATCCTCGCGGATGTGGCATCGCGTTTCGGCCTGAGCCTCACGGCTTTCGCAGACGGCGGCATGTTCGGCGAGGCCGGGAAGTTCGCTGGCGACGTGTGGGAGAACATCACGAAAGCTGCCTCGGTGGCGTGGGAGTTCCTCACCAACCCGGGTCAGGCGATCCAGAAGCACGTCATCGACGGCATCATCAAGCCGATGATCGCCGAGCAGAACGTCTTCGGTAAGACCGTAGGCGGCCTCGCGGGCAACGCACTGAAGGCGATGTCGAGCCTGTTCCCGTCCGCCGCATCGGCGGGTGGCGCAGGCATGGGTTGGGAGTCCATGTGGCGGATCGTGCAGGCCGCGATCCCTGGCGTCGTGAAGACGAGCGACTACCGGCCCGGCGCCCTGAACGTGAATGGGCAGGGTTCGTTCCACGCTCTCGGGCGTGCGATCGACCTGATCCCGGCATCCATGGCGACCTTCGACGCCGTCGCGAAACTGTTCCCCAACGCGTCCGAGCTGATCTACAGCCCGGCCGGGAAGAAGCAGCTCCTCAACGGTCAACCGTTCGACGGGTGGTCGGATGCCGTCCGCGCGCAGCACTACAACCACGTGCACCTCGCGATGGCGAACGGCGGCGTCGTGCCGAAGCTGTACGACGACGGCGGGTGGCTGCCTCACGGTGGCATCGCGATGAACCTCTCCGGTCGTCCCGAGCCCGTCTTCACCGACGAGCAGTGGGGCACGTTGCGCAACAACGGCGGCATGCCTCGAGAGCTGGTGGTCGTCGACTCGGACGGGGCGCTGGTGGGTCGTATGCGCGTGGAGGCGGCCCGTGAGGTCGCAGGTGCTGCTCGATCGGATGACCGTGCCTGGTCGGGAGGGAGCAAGTCGCCGTGATCGTGACTCTCGTCGCTGAGACCGGGTTCGTCCCCGTCCCGCATGTCCGTATTGGTCTGATCGATGCGGACTCGTGGGATGGGGGCGGCCCGGGCACCGCGGGGCCGGACAGTCTCGACGGTGGCACGCCCACCAATGCGTCGTCGGGGATCGACGCTGGTTCGCCGAACACTCGGATCGTGACCGTCCCTGAGGGGACTGATCAGGTCACGCTCTGGTGGGAGAGCGAGGGGCGTTCGGACATGGTTCCGGGCGCTGTGCGTCGTCCTCTGACGGGAGCGTTCGGGCACCTGGACGTGGAGGCCGGTTTCGACGTCGAGACTCGCTACGAGGCGGAGTGCTTCGCTGGGGGTGTGAGCCTGGGGCGTGTCGTTCTCGGTTCGGTTGTCCTGCCGTGGGTCGGGGATGAGAACGGCTGCATTGTTCAGCAGCCAATGAACCCGTTCCTGCATGCGGTGGTCGTGAACCTTGAGGGGTCGTGGCCGTCGCTGACGTGGGAGGCACCAGGTGACCTCGTGCGGACTCAAGGGGCCATGTTCCCGTCCTTGGTGAGTGCGGGTCCGCGTCAGGCGGCGCAGGACGTCTCTCTGGACTTCGGTGCACCGACGCGGGAGGTGTCACAGCGGGTGCGGGCGACGCTCGGCACGCAGGATGAACCGCAGCTCCCGGTGTGGCTGGTGCGCTCGCATCAGGGGATCCTGCCGCGCCGGTTCTACGGGCACGTCAAGACACTCAAGGAAACGGATCTCGACATCCAGGGTGATGACGAGTGGTGGTCCGAGTTCACCGCGGTAGTGACGGAGATCGCGCGGCCGGCGCCGGGGCTTCAGACCGCGCCGCTGTCGTACGACGACCTGGATGTGTCGTACCCCGATTACGACGCGCGCGACGCGGCCTACACCTCGTACGACGCGATGGACACGGACTGGTCGCTGGCGGGCGCCGCCGGGTGAGGAGGCGGCATGCGCGACGTTCAGGATGCCACGCGCCAGCTCTTCGCTGACCTCGCCGAGGGGCGGGGTGGTTTCGACGCCGTGTGGTCAGCCGACCTCATGTACGACGGTGAGCGGCGACTGTCGAACCTGGCGATCGGTGAGCCCGATCTGTCGTGGGATCTCGGGCGGTTCGTCGTCGCGTCCGGGTCGGTGCCGGTGGTATGGTCCGACGCGTTCGGCACGTCCATGATTCCTCGGCGCATCGGCGACTGGTTCTCCCCATTCGGGTCGGAGATGCAGATCGACGTCGTCATCAGCGCCGGAAAATACCAGGACCGGATCCCGATGGGACGGTTCATCATCGACGCCGTGCCCGACGCAGAAGACCGCCGGATGCTGTTCGAAGGGCAACCGTTCACGGTGGGCGAGTCTTTCAAGCTCGAGGTGAGCGACCGGCTGACGAAGGTCGCGCGGGATGAGTTCCGGGTGCCGACCCGTGCCACGTCGACATCGGCGTGGCAGGAGGTGCAGGCGCTGACCGGCTTCCCGATCCTGAAGTCGGTTCCGGATGCCGTCGTGCCGGCGGGGATGGCGTACGAGGGTGCGAAAGAGCCGATTGTGAACAAGGTGTTCGACCTGATGAACGCCTGGCCCCACCTCACCCCGGATGGAGTGCTCACCGCGCTGTCGAAGGCGTGGGGGTCTCCCGTCGACACCATCCGTGGGCGCGTCTCGAGCCCCATCTCGATGACGGCGGACAACACGTACAACAGCGTCGTGGTAGAGGGCAAAGGTGACGACGGGGAGCCGATCTTCGCGTTCGCCGAGATCGTGGAGGGCATCCTCCGCACCACGAACGCGGGCGGCGCTGTATCCCCGTTTGGCTCGCGCACGTTCCGCTACGCGTCGGAGTTCCTGCGCACGTACGACCAGTGCGCGAACTACGCGCGGACGCTGCTACAGCGCGTGTCGAAGCTGCGGGGAGTGCGGCGCACCATCGTCGAGCCACTCAACCTGCTCCGGGAGGTCGGGGACGTCGTCATCGACGCATCGGATGGGGCGACCGCTCGCATCACTCAGGTGAAGCACCGCGGCGCGGAGACGACGACGCTGCTCGAGATTCCTGACGAGTAGGAGACTGCCGTGGGCGACGCCGCACGCAAGGCCACCGCACGCAAGTCCACGGTGATCCCTCGCACGGGCCGGTACGTCGGAAACGATGGGCTGCTCGCGTTGGTCGACCTCGGTGATCAACGGGTGCCCGTGCAGTTCGCGACCCCGTGGGTTCCGCAGATCAACGAGCCCGTGTGGGTCGACTCGGTCGATGGGGTGCTCCGACTGATCGGGCCGACGGCGCCGAAACCGGGCGTGGGTGTGGTGGAGACCATCAACGCCGCGAAGACGAGCGCGGTCGTGCAGACCAACTTTGGGAAGTTCACCCTCATCGTGGCCCCATCCGATCCGTCGCCCACGTCGGGTGACACGGTCGGGATCATGTGGTCGGAACAGCCGTGGTGCACCCTGCTGGTCGACGTTCCTGACCCGGTCGTACCGCCGCCCCCGCCGGATCCCTCTGGTGGGGAAGAGCGCGTCGCGGAGTTCCGCGCGATCGACGCCGGATCCACGGACCGCGGTTCGGTTCGGTGGTGGCAGGCGCAACCGTGGGCATCGAATTCGACGTACGGTGCGTGGTTCTACGGCGACCAGATCAAGGACACCATCCCCGCGGGGGCCGTGTTCGTGTCGCTCGAGTTCTTCGTCGCGCGGGTGCAGGACCAGGGCGATCAGCCGCGGTTCACGCTGCACTCAGATGCGCGGAAGGGCGGCATCCCCGCGATGTCGCCGTGGACCCTGTGGGATCCGCCGAACGGGTGGCAGACACCTCCGAATGCGGAGGCGTGGTTCAACGAGCTCAAGGGCGGCGGTGGACGCTACGGCGTCGGCCTCGACCAGGGCGGGTACAACAAGTTCGCCAGCCTCGCTCAGGACGGGATGTCCGGGGCGCTGCGCATCAAATGGAGGTAGCAGATGGGCCATTCACTTTCCCCGACCGGGAAGCCGCTCTACAACAGCACACCGGAGACGGTCGCTGACCTGCAGGCGGCGGTGGACTTCGCCGAGCTGACGGGCGGCATCCTGAAGGGCACGGCGGCGCAGCGGGGCAACCTGACGACGGCGCAGTGGCCCGTGGGGTGGCTGTTCTCCGAGACCGACACGGGGCGCCTGTACCTCCGCACCACGGCGGAGACGACGGGTGTCCTCGTCGGCGGCAAAGGCCTCCCTCACTTCGCGTACCAGCGGATCGACCCGATCGGATTCGACACCACGCTCGCCGCGATCACCTACGCGGAGACCCCGTTCGAGGGCGAGCTGATGGGGTTCACCACCAACAACCGCCGCGTGTTCACATGCGACATCGCCGGCGTCTACGTCGTGGCGGCCGTCGCCGCGGCGGTCTCCGGCGCGGGGATCACGGAGACGTACACGAACCTGCAGATCCAGCGGAACGGGGTCACCCTCGCGGCTGGTAACTCGCAGTCCATCGCCCGGGCGGGGTGGTTCACGTCGCCCACGGCGACGGCGTCCGCGACGGTCCGGTTCCAGCGTGGCGACACCCTGCAGGTCGCGATCCAGTCGGGCGCTGCGGTGCAGGGTGCCACGGGTCCGAACTGCGCCATGTTCGTCGACTACCTCCACCCCTGAAAGGCGGCGTCATCATGGGCTATCTACGTCCCGTCCCGTTCACTCGGTCGACGTCATGGGCGACGCATCGACGTCGCAATCCTCCGTCCACCGAGCCGGGCGTGGACTACTTCTGCCCGATCGGCACACCGGTCGCAGCGGCAGAGTCCGGTCGCGTGGTGGACACGGGCGATTCGATCGGCCCGGCGACCGGTCGGTTCGTGACCATCGACCTCGACGACGGGCGCCGCGTCCGTTACCTGCACCTCTCCCGCCGCGCGGTTGGCCGTGGCGAGCGGGTGTCGAGGGGCCAGGTCGTCGGGTACTCCGGGGCGACCGGGTACGGCGAAGAGGACTGGTCCTGGAACGTTGCCGAGACCGGCGGCGCGCACGTCCACATGACCGTGTGGGCGACACAGCGGTACAACTTCGGGTCGAACGCGACGCTCGACCCGGAACCCCTGATGTCCGAGACGCCCGGTTTCGCTGGAACCGGTGCGAAGCCGTTCGAGCCCCCGACCGTGGTCGAGGAGAAGGAAGAACCGACCATGAAGATGATGAAAGCCGACAACCGTGGCACCGCGCTCGTCGGGGCGGGGTACTTCAAGAGCCTCACCCCGGACCAGGAGTCGGCGTGGGCGAAGCTCATCGACCCGGCTGTGCAAATCAGCCCGGACGAGTTCGACCAGGTGCGCGCGTCGTCCGTGTGGGGTGACGCCGACTACACGTCGTCCGCGACGCTCAGCCCGGCGACGGTGGACGCGATCGCGCAGCGGCTCGCTGGCATCGCGAAGAGCTGATGCGCTGGTTGCGCGCGGTCGGGCGCGCGAGCATCTGGCATCCCGATGCGATCCCGATGCGCGAGCAGAAGTACCGGTCGCTGAAGCGAGTGTGGGTGCCTGCCTATGACATTCTCGCGGTCTGTGCGGGGCTCGCTGGCGTGGTCTACGGGTCTCGCCTGCTTGATCGTCTGTACGGCGACTACACCGACCTCATCGCCGGGTTCTTCGCCGCGATCGCGATGGTGTGCTTGCTCGGGGTCGCGTTCCCGCGGCACTGGAAGGTCGCGTTCGCGGGGACGAGCATCCTCGTGGGGATGGTAATCGCCTACGCGTTCGCCATCCTGGTGTCCCCGTCCCCGGAGCAGTTGCTCGCGAAAGAGGCGCCGTCGTGGTTCATCTTCACGATGCTGCTGCTGACGCTGCCGCTGCCGGTGTTCTATCTCGAACTGCTCGCCACGGAATGGGCTGACCGGCGGGCGGTGGAACGGCGTCAGCGCCTGATCGGGGGCGCTGGTGAGTGAGAGCGGAATCGTTGTCGCCCTCATCGGTCTCGCGTCTGCGGTACTCGTTGCGCTGATCGCCGTGTGGCGGTTCTGGCGGAAAGACCGTGCCGACGCCGAGGACGTCGAACAGGGCACCATCAGCGGCCGGTTCAAGGACGCCGACACCCTCATGAAGTACATCGACCAGCGGGTCGACGAACGCACGCGGAAACTTGCCGCCGACCAGGCGGAGACGGCTGAGGAGCTCGAGAAGGTCAAGCAGCAGTACAAGGACCTCGCCGAGGCCGTCCGGACCGTCATCTCTCTGCAGTGGGTGTGGGACCAGCGAGGCCGTCACGGCGACCTGCCCATGCTGCCTGACCCGATCCTCTACCAGCTCGGTCTCGGCCACCTCACGGAGGGGTGGGCGACCGAACCCACCCCCGGGCGTGACGCCCAGTCTTGAAAGGAGACCACCATGAAGGCTTTGTTCGATTCCATCGTCCGCACGTTCACCCCGCTGATCGTGGGTGCGGTGATCGGGTGGTTCGTGACCGCCGGCATCACCCTTGATCCCGATTTCGAGGGTGCGCTGACCCTCGTCGTGTCGGGTGCGTTCGCGCTCGTCTACTACGTCGGGGCGCGGTTGCTCGAGACGTACGTGGCGCCGCGGTTCGGGTGGCTGTTGGGTGTCGCCCGTCAGCCGATCTACGCGTCCCTGCCGGATGCGAGCACGTCCACGCGGGAGGCGTATCAGGCGGCTCTTGATCCGCACCGTACGGCGTTCCGTAACCGGGGCGCTCACAACGAGTGATCCGGGTGCTGGCGGCGGTCCTCTTTGTGTGGGCCGCCGCCGCTCTTACCTACCCTGCGCTGTCTGGCGCACACAGAGAACGCGCCGCCGTGCGGCAGGAGCAGGAGGCTCGACATGGCTAATCTCGTTGGCCCGATCCAGCACAAGCGTGGTACGACCGTGCAGTGGGCGTCGTCCACGGTCCCGTTGCGGGACGGTGAGATCGGCATCGACACGACGCTGCGGCGGATGAAGGTCGGTGACGGGGGAACCCTGTTCCCGGACCTGGGGTGGGCGTCCACCGATCAGGTGACGCTGGACCGGATCGAAGCCGTGGCGGCGTCCATCGACGACGCGGTGAGCGTGTCGGATGCCGTGATGGCGACCGTGCAGGCGGACCCGTCCTCGGCGTTCGCGGTGGCGCAAAAGGCCACGATTGGTGCAGCCGTTCCGTCCGTCGTCGCTGCCGTCGCCGTGCCTGTCGGGCAGTCTCGCGCGGTCTTCACTCGCTGGAAGCGACAGTTTCGCCGCGACCCTTCCGCGCTGTACTACCTGGAAGAGGGCGACTCGACAGAGGACTGGGCGGGAACTGGAACTGGCGCACCGTCAGCCGCACGAGTGGCGCGCCTCGCCGGACTGTCGATTCTTGGCACCCAGATCCCGGCGCGTTTTCACACCGCGCCGGGCGAAGGTCTGTTCGGGATGGTTTCCGATCTCGACCACTTCCTCAATGCTGGTAACTCCGGCATGCGCCTCGCGTCTTTCCTGGCGGACTATGACGCCGGTGTGACAACGCCGAAGTCCCTGCGATGGTCTCTCGCGCAGATGGACGGGAAGGCCGGCGTTGTCGAGCATCGGTGGGGCATCAACGACCTCCGCGAACAGGTTCGAACCGTCGACCAACTCCGCACCGATCTCATCCGCCTCATCGACATCTGGCGGGCTGCTCAGCCGCAGCTCGAGCACATCCTCATCGTCCCGAACTCGCTGCTCGCCGACAACGTAGGCAACGCGAACTACGTGCGCGACTCGCCCACCGGGACGATCAACCCGGCCGGTCTCGCTCAGACGATCAGTGAACGGTTCCGGGCCGCGTACCTGCCGCTCGTCGACCGGTGGCCTGACGTGACCGTCGTCGACTCGCAGACCACGGTCTACGGCACGAAGGCGATCGCGTACAACGGCAATGGCTTCATGGCCGACCAACTCCACCCCAACGTCCGCGGACAGCAGGCGGAGATCGACTGGATCGTCGAGAACCTGCTCGGCATCTACGACCGCAAGGCGGTCATGGCCGGACGGTTCGGAACCGCGCCCGTCGCGCTGTCGCCTTACGCTCCGTGGACCGTCAACCCCGCGGTGCTCGACGACACCGACCAGTTCGTGCGTGTCGCGGTCGGAGACACGTCATCCGACACCGTCGCTGGGGCGCGGAACACGTTCTCGTACCCTCAGTTCAGCGACATCGCCCCGTACGACATCGTGCGGATGCCGGACGGCACGGTCTACCAGATCCCTCAGAACGGAACGACTACTCAGAGCGGTCTAAACACCCGCATCAACTCGACCGCTGCCGTCGCAAACCAGCCCGGCAAGCTCGAGGTGTTCCGACAGATCCGTACGGGCGACTCGACGATGGACGCCGCTGTGCTCGCGAAAGGCAACCGCTTCCGGAAATTCTTCCGAGTCGTCTCCGCCACGACCACGAGCGTCACCCTGCGCCCCGTGTCCGTGTCGAACGATCGCGAGACGACCACCGCGGCCGAGCTCGCGGCGCTCATCATCGCCGGAAACGCCCTGTACCTGGCTGGTGCGGGCGGGTCGCCTATCACGCTGACCGCTGGTCAAGCATCGGCGTCGGGTGTGAACGTCGTCGTCACGGGCCTGAGCACGGACTACACCGCGTACGTCGGTCGCATGGCCGCCGTCATCGGAACGCAGTCCAGCAGCGCGCCCGGACCCGCTGGCGCGCCCGGAGCGGCCGGCGGAATCGGAAGCCCCGTCGCCGCATCCCGCGACATCGTGCCCCTGGTCTTCGGTGCTCTCACTGCCGCGGCAGGATCGAACGGCAACGAGTACGCCGTGCCCATCCTCCCGTTGCAGGCGCTCACCGTCGGTCAGCTCTCCATCGAAGTGGTGACGGCTGTAGCTGGTGCCACCGCGCGCCTTGGCATCCGTGCAGCGAACGGCGCGATCCCCGGGACGCTCCTGGTCGACGGCGGTGTGGTCGACTGCTCGACGACGGGCCTCAAATCCGTCACCGCAAGCACGACGATCGCTGCTGGCACCCTCGTGTGGCTGGTCGTGTCGCTCGCGGGCACGGCTGCAGCCAACCTCAAGACGATCAACGGCATCTGCCCCTTCGTCACGCTGCGCAGCGGCGTCGCGGGAGAGCTGGGAGCCGCATCGTTCCTCGCCGCCCGATCGACCACGGACGCCGCGCTCTCCACGAACTGGGGATCCGGCGCCACACCGTCGAACTGGGCGCCGCTCGTCCGCCTGACCCCCGCATAACGCCAGAACGCCCCACCTCCTAACCAGGGGTGGGGCGTTCTCGTGCGTTCAGGCGCAGGAGTCGCCGACGCGATCAGCGATGAGCGCGGCGACGGATGCCGCGGTCTTGTCGTTCGGGTGGATCTGGTCGCGCAGGAAAACAGGTGAAGGGCTCGCGTCGGCATCCGTGCCAGTGATCGCCTGCTGCACGTCGAGCAGGGCGATGCCTTCGAGTCGCTGAGAAGCGGTCGTGTACGCGGCGCGGAGCTGCTGAGTGATGTCCTGCGCGAGACCGTCGGGGTTCACGCGGCCGTTCGATCCGGTGAGGTAGTTCGCATCTCCGACGTTCACCGTGGACAGCGCAGCGGGCACCGAGAGGATGATGTCGGCATCCGGGTTCTCCTGGCTGAGCGTGTTCACGTAGTCGACCATCTCGTCGGTGAAGGTGTCGACGTCGCCGCGCCCCTGCCGGAAGTCGTTGATGCCGATGCTCAGCTCGATCACGTCGGGCTGGTATTCGCGCACGGCGTCTCGGATGCCAGTCTCGTCCGCGTAGCGGGACAGGGGGAATCCGTTGCGGCCGAAGCTGCGCACGTCCGCCCCGGCGAACTCCTGACGGAGGGAAGTCATGAGGGCGACACCGGCGGCGGATTCATCGCGTGTGCTATCACCGAGGACTGCGACATGGAAGTCGCTGGGGGCGGACTTGTAGGCCGCGGCGGCTCGAGCGAGGTTCGGGTCGCCGGGGTCGCAAGACACTGATGGGCTCGCTGAGACGAACGGGCGCGGCGTGTACGCGCTGGTCGGGTTCTGCCGCTCACCGGCCTGCACGACGGTGATGCTCACCAGCCCGGCAGAGACGACGATGGCGGCCGCGGCTACCGCGATCTTCGTCACGTTGCCGCTGAGCGCAGCTTTGATCCGACGGCGGCCCGAGTTATTCCCCATGCGCGCGAGTCTATGGGATGCCTACGACTGCATCATTCCGGCGCAGATAGCGCCACCCACACGACACCCCCGGCGCCTGCTCATCTCGAGCGGGTCGCCGGGGGCGTTTCGTCGTTACAGGGTGCGTACGGTGACGGCGTTGCGCCACACGACCGGTTGCCAGTGCCCACCGTCACACGGCACCTCGAGCATGACGACTCGATCGTTCGCGCCCATAGCCCACGCCTCGACGCGTTCGGCGGCACGGTTCGGGAACTGCACCCACGCCCACACTGGGCGCCGTTTCTCGAACCACTCGACCGGGTGCGGGCCGTACGCCTGCAGCGGGAGCGTCATCGGCTTCACCGCTGAGAGCACCCGAGAGAGCTTCTCGTCACTGACCTTGTTCGAGCCCATGCTGACCGGTCCCCTTTCCCCGGCCGAGAGGAAGACTACGTCACGGCGCCGACATCACGCCGCCCGATGTCGGAGGTCGGAGGGAAACTGTCGGCATGCCCACCGTCCCCGAGCTATTCGCGTTCGAGAACCGTCACCCTCGGCACACCAGCCACAAGGAGGCGCTCATCCTTGACGAGCTCGCGCTGCGGCCTGCGCGGTAATACCAGCTGCTCCGCCAAGCCGTGATGTCCGCCGAGGGGTTGGCTCTGGACCCGATGCTGTGCCGTCGCACCCTCGCGAGGGAGGCGGCGTAATGGACCACGCGCTCGAGGAGCTCATGCCCGACGAGGACGCCGACGGCCTGTTCGTCGTGTGGGTGTGCGAGTGCGGGAAGCGTGGCCGCGCGGCGACGCAGCAGACCGCGCACGCCGGGTGGCGCAAGCACGCCGAGCGGGGCGAAAACGTCTGGTGCGGGGGAGTGGTCTGAGGGCATGAGGAAAGCCCCCGCTCGGCGAGTCGGGGGCTGGGCTCCTGGCGGATGGGCTAGAGCGGGATAACTCGGAATATCTCGATGAAGGGCCGGGCGCCGTGGTCGTGGCCGCAATGTGCGCACATCACGATGCGTGCTTTCTTCACGCGGTGTTTCGTATCGGCGAGGTGGTGATCGCAGACGAGGTAGGAGGTGCTGCAACATGCGAGCACGAGGCTTGCGCTGGCGTCAGCATCATTCGAGCTGCAGATGATCGTCCCATCAACGCTGGGGACGCTCTCTTCACTGGGCCGCTCGACGACGGCACCTGCTCTTCTCTGCTGTTCCATGGGGATGTTCCTTCGTGCGCGGCGTGCGGGGGATAGTCGTGCCGTTGGCGGGGACTCCGTCGTCCCCTGCTCATCTTCTGGCGTGCCGCGTTGCCGCGTTCACCGCCACCGGCCTGGTGGTGTTCGTGCTCATGGACATAACGCTAGCGCGCGTGCATGCAACGCGCAAGCGCGCATGCCGGTGTGTCGCGGGCGTGCCCACATTTTGCCCACGGATGACGGTGGGTAACCCGAGTCATCGGGAGTCAGAAAGGGCTAGAAAGTGGGGATGCAGCGGGGTGTTTGAGCGAGCATATGGGGCTGAATATAACCACGACTTCTTCAGTGGCTCGGGCTCGTCGTACGTCATCGGCAAGGCCGAGGCCACCGAGGACGACGACTGGGACTTCTGA